GATTAGAGAAACGGCATTTGCCACCCCGCAAAAAATGTCATATATGAGAGGGCTTATAACGCCGCGCTTCGTTGCGTCGCCGCATCCCGTTTCGCATCCCGTTCCATTGTGTCTCGAACGACCGTTGCATTGAGATTCGTGTTCCAATGGGCTACATCGGAACGCAAACCGATGATTTCCGTCACAAAAGAAAGCATCATCTTATCGCTGCTTCCGTTTGTATAATAGTTCGGTAACGTTGAAGCGGTGGGAGTCGTATTGATGTAACCGCCTTGTGCGTACCCTCTAAGCCGTCCCATTTCCAACGCCTGAATCATCGGTTGGTACTGCGGATGCCGTACTTGCCATGCAGGGGCTACCCATTCGTTCCCATGCACTAAGACGGGTTTGGCAGCTCGGTCACTACCCTTGTGAGTGTATCCCCCATCGTAATACTCCGTAGATTGAATCTTATCCACTGCCATCACAGTACGACCGACGGCGATGGCGGTCAAAACGCCTGCGATAATCTGCCCAATGACAGGCATATCCGCGTACCCTGCCCATAGCTTTTGAACCTCTGATATGCCACTAATCACCACTTGTGCGGATTGAATCAGCTTAATCTTATCCGCATTCTCCTTCCTTGCCTTCGCATCCCGACCTAAGATGTCCAACGTCAACTGTAACCCTTCTGTCATGGCTTGCTTGCCTTGCGCCAACATCTTCTGCTCGAAAGCGTGTAACCGTTCCTTGTTCTTAAATTGCGCATTGTCGAGCTTTTCTTTCTCTTTGGCGGCTTTCTCATAAGCATCGGTACCCTTTGCGTTCGTTTCCATTTCCTTTTTCAAGAACTGAATCCGTATCGCATCCTTTTTCATTTCGAGTTCCAACGCCTTATTCAAGACCATCCGAACCTTGCGTTCTAAGATTTGTCCATCCTTTTCATTGATTTCTAAGTCCTTCCCAAAGATAGATTTGCCGCGCTTATTGGCATCCGTTTCGACTTTCATGCCGCCTTCGACGGCATCACGCATTCGAGTCTCTAAGGTATTCTTACCTTTGAAGTCGGTCTTTTCGCCGTATTTGCCTATCGTTGCTACGTCTTCTACCTTTGGGCGTAGCTTAACGGTCGCATCTGCAATGCGTTGTTCCTCTTGCAGAATGGCTTTTTGCGTCGCTAAGTATTCTTTGGAACCCGTTTTGAACTTTGATAGGAAGTCGCTATTAATGGCAATCAAGGCACGGTTTTTATCTATTTCAATCTGTAACTCCCGTTTCGCATGATCCTCTTTCGTAATCAGGTGTTTCGAGAGCATTATGTCATATTCCACACCCTGCTTTTCGTACTCGAAAATTGCCGCTTCTTCCTGTGCTTTTCGGTCATCATTCAGTGCCTTATCCTGCTTTTCCTTCGCTTTTTCAATCTCGTGTAATGCTTTCTGCTTATCCTTCATCACCTCTACCCATTCTTTCGAGTGGGTTTTGAAGCGTCCCAAGTAACCCTCTTGCAGCTTCACAACGGCTTCAAGTTTGTGGATTTCGATTTCAATATCCTGTTTATCGAAGTCCTGTTTGGTCATTTGTCGGTCTTGATACCGCGCAGTCAACTCTAAACTTTGGGCTTCGTACTGTAACACCGTTTCATCCTGCGCAATCTTTCTAAGGTCGTTGAGGTGCTTGATGGCATCTTTTGCGTCTTTTTGAGCCTTTTTTTGCGCTTTTTCGTCTATTTCCTTTTTTTGCACCCGTTCCGTATCTATCGCCGTTAGGTCGGCGTAGGTCTTATCTTTTTCGGCGCGTAATTGAATTAGGCGTTCCCGCAGTTCCTTTTGGAGCGTGTAATTACCCATGGATACCGCACCACTCAATAGCTTCTCGGTCTTATCTATTTCCGTTTGGGCGATGGAAAAAGACGTTTTAATATTTTTCCCCATATTCGTTGCCACTTTCGCAAAGATGGGGTCAGCGTCCTTGCTGTACTTTTCGGCTTGGGCGTACATCGCTTTCACCTGCCGTTCCGACTCCTTAATAGTTTCATCGGCATAACCTTCGCCCGTTCCTTTGAACATTTTCACCAGAAAGCTGGATTCCTTATAATCCTCCCTCGACTTCGCCCGTTTATCCTTATCCTCTTGGAGTTTCATTTCGGCATCCGCAATCGAATTCGCCATTTCCTTCAATTTGGCTCGTTTGACTTCTGCGAATCCCTGCTCCAATATCTTCTGATTCACAAAATCTTGTGCCTTCGCTAAGTTGCCTTTCAATTGGGTTTCGGTCTTAATATCGCCTAAGTATTGGGGATAATCGTGCAATATCTTCACCATCGCGTCGTGTCGTTGACCTTCCGATGCCGTTACATCGCCCGCAATGGTGAATAAGTCCTTACTCGTTTGGATTTGGTCACGGGTTTTGGATTGGAGTTCTGTCATCGAATCCGCCACCGCTTGCTCCGAAACGGATAATTGAGTGAGTTTCTCATACAGAAAGTACGCGCCTTCTGCTGCCGCGATTAGAACGGCTATCATTGCACCGTAAGGATTGGCTGCCGCCGCTACATTCGCGCCCTCTTGTGCCTTTTTCAGTCCGAGCATCGCCCGTGCCATGTCTTTAAAACCTTCTATAATAGTGGGCGCATTGGAAAAGGCTTGACTGGTTGCCGCCCAAGCGGTACGCATCGCATCTATCCTATCCGAAACTGCCATGACGGTCTTGAACGTGACCCACAAGGCAATGACTTTTGTGACCGTCGGAACCGTATCTTTCAAGAAAATCACCACATCGCCCACCCGTTGCCCCCATTCTTTCAGTTTCGTCGTATCCAAACCGCCTTGTACATCAATTAGCGCCTTTAAAACAGCCTTTAGCTTGTCGTTCAATCCTTCGCCAAAGGCTGCCATTGCTAAGGCGTAATTGTCTTTTAGGGTAGAGGTCAATCCTTCGACGGTTTTGGATTGCTTCTCCATCATATTATGGAACATACCCCCTTGCGCGGTCATCTTTTGAAACGCTTTTTCTGTCAAATCGAATCCCACCTTCCCTTCTTCCACTTGTTTCCGCGCTGCCGACTCCGAAATTTTCAGCATTTCTGCCAACGTGCGTAACATCGGTACGTTTTGCTGCTGAAATTCTTTCAAATTATCCCCCTGCAACTTGCCAATGCTTGCGACTTGCGTATAAGTAGTGACAATACGAGACATATTTTCAATGCCTGCACCTGAAGCGACGTTGCCGATATTTTTTAGGGTGGGAATAATCTTCGCCGTTTCAAGATTGGCATTGACCAATTGCTTCGTATAATCCACAAGCGGTTTTGTCTCAAACGGCGTATCCTTCGCCAATGTCACCACTTCATTGATGAGTTTTTTGGCTTTAACCTTACTATTCAGCATCGTTTCCAAAGCAATTTTCGTGCTTTCAATCTCCGAAGCCAATTTCGATGGCTGCATCAGCATATACATCGCCCGTTGCGCTGCCATAACGCCTATGACTAATTTGCCCAGAAAACCTAACGAATCCCGTTCCACGTCTTTTGTGGCTTCTTGGACCCCCCGTAATGCCTTCTTTTGCGCTACAATTTGTTTTTCAATGGCTTGGTGTTCGCGCACTAAGGCTTGTGCTTCGGGTGACGATTCGCGGATGGACGCAGGGAGCTGTTTCAATAAGCTATTGATTTGGGACAGGCGCGTTTCCAACACACGCGGTGCGACATTCGATAAATCCATGCCTTGAAACCCTTTGCCACTTTCGAGAACGGCTTTCAGTTTCATATCCAATTGTCCCGTCGCTTCGGTCAGTTTGGTACGCGCTTCGGTCAATTTCCGTTCAATGGCAATGCGTTCCGATGCTGTTTTATTCGCATCCGAAAGCTGCTTTTCGAGTTCCTGCACACTCTTTTGTTGTTTTCGGACTTCCTTATCCGCTTCATTGAAAGCGTTTCGGAGTTCTTTGGTTGCGCCGATTGCCTGTTGGAACGACCTTGTTTCATCGGTCACGCGAATATCCAATTGAATTTGTTCCTGTCTCATCGTGTTTTGAAATAAAAAAACGGGTCACGGATTGAAACCCCGTGACCCGTTTTGGAATGGAAAAATATATTTTAAACGTTCTGCGTAATCACTACAAATTCACTTGCTTGCCTGCGTCGTTAATATAGAAACGATTGTTTGCGTTTCTGTAAATGACTCGCGTTGTGCCACCGATTTCATCCTGCTCTAATACAACACTTGTAATTTCATCTATCGCAACACTTGGCAACCCTACGACCAAACGGTCAAAAAGGTCTTCCACCGCCTTTTTTTGCGGTTTCAAGTACCAAGACCGTTGTTTGCGCTTGCCTTTCTGCGATATGGCAATGCCCCATGCGATGCTATTCAGTACATCCGTCGGCACTTTTCGCAAGCCGCGCCAATGTACGTAGGCATCAATCGCTTCCTGTTTCCAAGCCCGTCCTTCCATCCATTCTTTCAGCGCATCCACATAAGCCTGTCCAAATTGCGTTGGGCGCGTCGTTTTCATATCTAAATAGCGTCCGTAATCCTCGAATGCTAATAGGCATTGTATTGCTTCGCCCCTTGCCTGCGTTTCGCTATCGAAAGAATTAATGAGCGTTCCCGTGTCTTTCAATCGCTTCGCCTCTAAGAATTTGCGTCGGCGCATGATGAAAAACCGCGCCCACAGTTTCATTTCCGCAAGGATGAACGATTGTAATTTCGGATTCATGGGTTACACTTTGAAATCCGATTTCATTGCCGTTGCCGCAGTCGGGTCTAGGTACATCGGGAAGCCATTGCCATCCTCAAAGGTGATGTCGAGCTTATAACCGTTTTTACCCTGATACGACTCGTCACACGAAATCTTACACCCGTTGATTTGTCTCACCCATTTCGTTTCGACTTCGCCTAAAACCCGCGTTTGTTCGTCGTGGTCTTGGAAAACGATAATTTTGCCTTCGCCGACCCATTCAGAGAGCGTAAACGACTTGTTTGCATCAATTTTCGGTACAAAGACCGCCATTTTCGTCTCATTTTTACCGTCGAAGGTCATCTTCGAGACGGGTGCGGATAAGTCCTCTTTCGAGAATACAATCGTATTCCATTTCTTATCCGTCTTCAAGACGGGTTTCGTGGGGTAAACGTTTCGTACAGGTGTCGGGAACGTATCCACATTCGAGCCGCACGTAATCGCCATAACCAATTGAATGCCTGCTTTGGCGGGCTTGCCGCAAACGGGTCCAATATTGTCAAGGTCGGGGCAGCATAAATCTACTACAGGCATAATCCAAGTATTTTGAAGGTTTTTTGCTTGTGGATTCCATTTCTATGGAATCCACAAACAAAAAAGGATTTTTTATTTCGGTTTCAATAAAGGTGTTTCTGTCGCAAGCAACGATGCCACTATATCAGGTGTCAAATCAGGCGTTCCGATGGATTTTCCATTCCAACAGATGCGTTGCGTGAGTTGCCAATCCGACGGGTCAATCGCAGGGGAAAGTACGGGACGTTCCGTTGGAACTGCCCTGCTTTGGCTTTCCGCGCTTGCCTCTTGCAAGGTCTCAATGGTGGAACGGTGCGCCTCCACCGCGTTCTCACGGTCTTTCAATTGCGCCTTTGCGCCTTCCAAAGCAGCATTGAGTTGCATTACCTTGCCTTCCAATGCGATGTTAGCAAGTTGTAACGCCTCGAAATCTTCGGGCGTTACAACGGGTTTATTTTGAGTAGCCATTGAGTGTCAAGGGTTTATGAACGCATTAAAAACATATCGTTACACACGACCTTTTTCAAATCCTTAATATCCGCACCCATCTTAAACTTCATGGCACACCACACTTCATGTTTGATTTTTTGAGTCTCAAAGGTTTGTGCCGAATAGTCTTCGTCAAACAAGTACTCCAAATTGTCCAATGGTGTCATCAATAAGCCATTGCGCGTATCCAATTTAGGCAACTGTATGACGGTGTGTTCATCGCCGCCCAAATGGAAGACCAATCCTTTTTTGCCTGTTTTTTTAATGTCTACGCGTTCAAAGGAGCGTCCATTGTACTTCACGCCATAATTACAGGTCAAACCATCGTAAGATTGTGTAATAATGGCTAATGGCTCATCCGTTGTCCAACTCGGTGCATTGCGAAAGAAGTTTTCGTACCAAGTCGTCTCACCATTGTTTGGCATTGCGCCTGTCGGAATGACGGTTACGGGTGCAATCGGTCTTTCTGCGGTGACGGTCGCGCCTTTTTTCACCAATTCCATAATGCCATCAAAACGCTGCATAATCGTCCGTTTTCCAACGGGCGTACCCTGTTTCTTACCATTCCAATAAGCTAATTCGATTTCCTTAGACAATTTTGCAGTCTGACCAGAATTCATCATTAGGAACTTAATGATGCTTACATCGTCCATTGTCAAGCCTTTGTCTCCTAAGTATTCTCGGTACGCCTTGATTAGCTCGCTTTCAGGGTCAAGCGTATGCTCTACCTTGAATGTGCCGACATTCGATACCCGTTTGGACAACTTCAAATTGCCCGATTGCTCGCTATTCGTAGCGTTCACGTATTCGAGTAGCAAATCCTCCTCTGCATCAATCCGCACTTCCGTCCGTTTCGTGCGCACTTTCGGAATATTGTTCACAAAACGCAATGTACCCGTATTCGTGAATACTTCGTGTGCAATGCCTTTCGCTTGTACGCCTGCCGCCTCCTTAATCGCCGTTTCCAACGTTTCAGCCGTAACCAACGTCCCAAATTTCAACGCATCGTTCAATGCTTTCGACGCAGGCATGGAACTTAATTTCGTCACCGTTCCCCCCTGCGCAGGGGTAACAGTCCCCAACGGTGCAGCTTCTTTTTTCGACATAGCAGCGATTTTGATTTGAAACGCCTCAATTTTTTGGCTCAATTCCGCATTTTGCGTTTGCAATTGCACGATTTGTGCGGTTTCAACCGATACAACAGGCGTTTCCGCCGCTTCCGCTTTCACCGCTTCGGGCTTCGAGCTAAAAAAGTTCCGAATCACTTCCAATAAACCCGCTTCGGTCTTTTTGGGCGTTTCCGCACTTGCCGCTACCGTTTCCACAGGTGCAAAAGGCGTACCCGCAATAAGAGTCTCTGCCCCTGCTTTTACTTCTTTATCCATGTTTTGAAAATTAATGACTTGATTATCAATCCGTTGCATTTGTGAGCCGACGTTATCAAATTCGGTCACGCCCGTCGAATTCGAGAACATGCTATTTGTCACTGCCCCTTCGCCTACAATATCACACGAATGAAACTCGGACGGCATCGCATAAATGGGCATTTCGTAATTGGGTGACACCCAACCCCCTGCGTCATTGTATTGCCACACCTTGTATTCCTTCCCATTTTCATCGGTCTGAAAGTAATACGCTACGGAAAATACAATGGAACACATGAGTACGTCGGCATCATCCGCTACTTGGTTCAGTAGATACGTTCCCGTGCCTTGCAAACCCGGCAAGTAATCACTTAGCTCCCTTTTCGTGAGCTGTAAATCCCCCCGCAATTGATTGTTTGAAACGGCAAGTTTCAAGAACCGACCCAGATGTCGACCTGCCGTTTCCCACGTATGTTGCCAATTGGATTTCACGCCTTTCGGGTCGGCTAAGGAAAGTAATTTTTGCAGCATCACAAGGTTCACAGAAAGCCCATGCCCCTTTGCGTCGCCCGTTTGCGACATCACCGCATTGCGAATGATTCGGTTCTCAATGTCCACCCCCTCTTGGGCGGCGGCGAAGGCGCGTTTCAAACTAAGTTTCTTAGGAGCTTCGTGAATAGGCATGTCGAAAAGAAAAAGGGTTTTGAAAATTTTCGATACAAAGATGCGTGAGAATGGTGGGATTGAAAAGGACTTTGTTACACCTATATAGGTGTAACAAAGTCCTTTCGGGTAACGGAACGTCAAGGGTTCTATTTGCGCTTTATTTCGGGTAGCGGGTTTTCAAACAGGGTACGCTCCACCGATTCCATCAATTGCGGTGATAAGTAACCCAATTTCGGGTCACGCCGCGCAGGGTCTGCCTTGTGCAATCTGTCCATAATCGCATTGTGGGCGCGGGCTACCGATTCACAATCTACCTCTTTTTGTGGCGGCATGGATGCGCAGAATCTTTCCACACGCGCCATTATATCACCTGCCTTGACGTTCCTCCGAATTCAAATGCACTTCCAATAACTCCTTAAATCGCTCACGGTACTCTTGGTATGGATTGGGCTCCGTAATATAACCGCCCAAAGGGTATTTCGCTTGCTTCGCCGCTTGCAATGTATCTTGCGCCTCAAAATACGTTTCCGCAATGTGCAACAACCGTTCAATCGAAGCGTCGTTCAAGCCTGCAACCAAATCTTGCAGCAAAGGATACAAGGCAATTGGAAAACGTTGTTGGTAATTCCAAATCCACAACTTTTGAAAAGCCGCTTCTTGTACGCGGGTGTACTTGGGTTTTCGGGATTGTTCTGATTCTGATTCCATGATTGAAATATTGAATGATGAATAAAACAACTATGATAACGTAGGCGGTTCAATGCCTTGTTTGAGCCATTCGATAAGGCGGTACTTGAATCGCTCGGCAGCTTTGCGGCACACGGATTCATCTTTTCCAAATATTAGCCCCGTGAAACCATCCGTAAAGCCGCCGAGCCTGTAAATGTGACAAATTAACTCGAATACCTTTTCGGGATTGATGCCGTGACAACGGGTGCGTTTTAGGAATTTTCGACGGTGCGCCACTAAAAACCGTTCAATGCACCCATGTAAATCCGATTCCGAAACGATGCTACGTTCCGAAAAACAAGGGACACCTTCGGGTGCATTTTCGGAACGTAGCATCGTTTTTCTTTCCATTTTCGCTTCTTTCCACCGCGTCCACGATTTTAGCATGGTTTCTAACGAAATATCCACATCCGTTTCAATGCCAAACATGCCATTGTAGACTTGCAACGCATGAGTAATGACCCACAAATCATCACTCAATTGAATGTGTGTTGCAATGACTTCATTGCGCAATTGGTTGTAATGACGGTCTAATTGCATGGCGATTTGCGCAGGCGCGACCGTTCCTGCGCGGTGCGTATGGAATTGAAAGGTAACGCCTTCTTCGGTCGCATCGGTCGGAATTTCGACTTGCGAAACCATGTTGTACAGCCACGTTTTACGTTTTAGCACGATGACGGATGTGTTTCCATAATCATGTACAATCCGTTTTCTTGTGGCAATGGAAACAGGCAAAGTAATTTGGTGCAAAGGCATAAAGTTGAATTTAGTATGTTTTAAATTAACGATTGGGTAACAACGTCGCTTCCGCAACGCTCATCCCCTTCCTTTTCGAGAGCGTGAAAGACAACTTGGCAACGATGTATAATATATTATCACAATAGATACCGTCCACAAAACTAAACTGGCGAATATCCTTCAATGACAAATGAAAATGCCGTGTAATGGCTTTCGGGCACCCCATCACGAAAGCCAAATTGTCCTTCAAATCATTTTCCAATGTAGAATCGCCATTGCGCCAATCGGATTGATGCTGTGCAGGATAAGGCGCGAAATCGTATTCATTCGGCGCGGTCAAGGGTACGGTGCTACCGATGGAAATGGGTAAACCATCGAATCCGATGCGCTCACACGTTGCCAACGGGTACGGATTGCCTTGAAAATCCTGCATTCCGCGAAAAAACAATAGAATATTCTGATTCTCTGACCAATCCTTAGCTTGTGTATGGGGCGTATTGCCTTTCAAGACGACCGACGGCATTAAGTGTCGTTCCGTTGGGATAGGGTCATCCCATGCATTTACCGCGTCCACAGGCACTTGGGTCATCAATGCCTGATTGTACGGAGATTGATACATCGCGTCTCCTGCTTTTTCCGTAGGCAATGCCGTTTCATACCGATAATCGCCCCCTAAACCACCTAATAACGTGCGGTGAATGAGTTTTCGGTTGAAATCACCGCGTGAAATGGTTTCCTGCCAGAAGTAAGAACGATTATTCATTGCGAAAACCCCTTGCGTCAGGTTCGGAGCTGAGGGTACTGGCGGTGCGGTTCCCTCTCGAAAGAATGCCGCTTGATACGTGTCTTTCGGTAGGATGGAAGGAAAGAGCGCATCTTCTATGTGCGTAATCGCGTCCGTACCCATGCGTTCTATGCGTGTTTCTTGGGGATTCACGGCTTTATTTGTCCAATTGTGAACACGGTTCGGATTGCGTACCGATGACCATTTTTCGAGGATAACGGTGTTTTCAAAGGCATTCACCAACAGAACACCACCCAAACGCCGTACTAAATGCCGTAACCATTCATTTGCGGCGGCACTTGGTAGGGAACGATTCAACGGATATTCCGTTGCAAATGAACCAAAATCGTTTTCCGTCGGGGCGTTGATGCTGCAATTATTGAGTAGCGTGAGCCAAGATAACTCTTTGGAAACCAATACATTATTTTGAAACCCGTACCCTAAACCCGTAAAGAATCGCCGTAATACAGCATCTACTTTCAGGTGCGGCGTGAGATAGCTCCCACTAAGCAGACCTGCACCGTTTTGAAAAGCCATTCGCGTAAAGAACGGCTTTTCTGCACCCGCAAACCCGTAATTCCACACGGGGTAAAATATCCAATCATGGCGCGAAGGATTGAAACTTGTATCTTGAATATGAGCGTACAAATCGCCCGTCGGCAGCATGGGGAACACGCCCAAATCTGCCGTATTCATCGGCATATCTCGAATCCCTGCCAAGCCATTAATGACGATTTGAACCGTCACGCGGTGAAAGGCAGGCTCAATAAACGATAATAGTCCCCGAAATAGGGGAATCCCTGCACTTTTCCAATGTGCCTGAACGATAATTTCGACGGGCAAATCCTTAACCAACGGGCGCGGGTCGTGTATTCGATGCGTGTAGCCTGTGATACGGGTGTTCATCGGCATATCGAAAGAATACACATATTGCCCTTGAATCGGCATTCCTTCGGTCACGCCGCCCAAGTAAGCAGGGGACTCCATTGAAACGGATAGTACCGTATCGTCGTATAAGTCGTAATACAAGCCTGTATTCAGGCATCGGATATTCAGCATGGTATGTGGATTTAGGGCAAAGATAGGTTTTTTTTGTATATTTGTTTATCGCATGTCAATAATTTTCTTGATATGCGATAAAAGTGTAATATGAAAATAGCCTACTTAGAACCACTAAGTAGGCTATTTTCATATTGCATATTTCCCTGTTTAGCATAAGATTCATTATGAGAAAAACAGCAAAGAAGGCAACGTAAAAGTTTTTACGTTGCCTTTCCGAGCCACTAGTCCACAAACAATGCGTCGAAGCGTGCTTTCTGCGTCTCGAACAATGCGCTGCTTTGTGTAACCAACGCTTTCAAGCCGCTAATATCTTCGGTGTGCGTATTCTGCACGCCCAGGATATTCGATGTGACCGAAGCATCATTCGAGTTGAAAACCGAAACCGAAACCGAACCGTCTGCGGCGTAGGAAATGTACACCTCGTCCGCATGGTCTGCCACTACATCCGCATGATTGCCCGGCAAATCTGTCAACGTCTTCGCTTGCTCTGCCAAACCCAAAACCCCTTGCGCCTTCAATAGATGCGTCGTCACCACACCCACTTCAGGCGTTACAAAGCCCAAGGTTGTAAAATTTACCGTCGGGGAATCCACGAAGTCTGCCAGCAAAAGCGTTTTCATCGCCCCGACGCGAGATAACAAGCTTGCTCGTTTCTCGGCGCGTTGTTCCGCTTCGGCGATTTGGTTCGTGATGTCGGTCATCACATCACCATAATCGCCCGCACCCCGAATAGAGAATGATAGATTATCAATGCGGGTGTTCAATGCCGTTTTCGCCGAATCGGTGTACGCATTCGCGGATGTAATAGCCTCTGAAATCGTCAATACAGTCGCGTCTAAACGGTCTTTTACGTCCGTAAAACGTTGATTTACAGATACTTGCAATTCGCCGACCATTTGCGAGACCGCGTTGATCTGCCCACTTAGCTTGGCTCTCATTCGCCCGAACGCATCGTAAACCGAATTCGAGAAAGCCGTAAATGCTGTGAGAAACAGCATAATCAATTGTTGCATTTGAAAAAAATTAAAAAATTAAAAAATTAAAAAAATTAAATTGCTATTACCACATTCACTAAAATCATGGCATTAGGGTCGACGGTATAAAAACAATACCCTTCATTTCCATTAAAAATAACGACCCCTTTGAAGGTTTTCTCTGTTCCAATCGGAACAGAAATAGACTCCCCGTCGATGGTCACCCTTACAATTTCGGTGACTCGGGATTGCCAGAGTCTGAATGAAGTAGCCCATATCTTGTACGAAGTCCCCAAGTCTTGGTAATATGAAATACCAGACGGTGGCGGTGGTGGTGGTGGTGGTGGTGGTGGTGGCGGCGGCGGTGGTGGTGGTGGTGGAATAGTCGCAGAATGCCTGTAAACGCCCGCAATCCACCATGCCGAATCGTATGAGAAGACCGACAAAGCGTCCCAATGCAGCAGTTCACAATGCTCTAATTCGCGATTTGTCGGCGAATCATCTTGGAGTCTAACAAAACTGTGTCCCATCGCCTTGATGGTGTATTCCTTGCCGTCGAAATCACTTGCATTTGGCAAAAAGACCGTACATCCATCCTGAATCATTATACATTCCTCGTCCCCTGCATAATGATCCGTGTGCGCCACCACCACCTGTTTTTTTTTCTTTTTACCCATTTTTAACCCACTATTTGAACAATTACCTGAACTAACGCCCCATTCGCCAATAAGCCCACTGCATTCGGCATTTTCCGAATATCGCATTCGATGACATTCCCTTGCGCATCATCCACTTGTACCAAGTAGTTTTTTGTGGGGATTGGGTGAACGATTGTGACCTCTTTTGCACCGCCAATGGTGGTTATAAAGGATTGAAAACGAGCGACTTGTGCAGAAGGTATAGGAGTGTAACCAATGACATAGACGGGTTTTCCTCCACCGCCTGCTAATCCCGTTCCTACAATATCCGCATGCACATGCGCCGCTTTGATCCCCATGGCTTTCACCTGCAAGCCCGTTGCCGACGTTTCAAGGGTCACATTGTCGGGTCGTGCGCGGATGGAATCCGCATCTACGATGATAGAAGCATCCGTAGCACCAATGCTCAATTGCCGATTGGTCTTCGTTAGACCCGCACCCGCATCAATCTGACCCGTTCCCGAAAATTGCTCCCATTGCAAGGGATTCGTACCCACAATATCCGCACCCGCATCATTGATACACGTATAGGCAATTTCCTTATTTGTAATGCCTTCACTCGCAAGCACATACACCGACCGAACCGCCATGCCGACGCTGCAATCCAATGAACGTGTCCATGCTCCTGCGGACGCAATCCAGATGCCGTTATCTGCCGCTACCGCTTCGTTTTTCCGCAGAACCCTGTTACCTGCAACCAATAAAATCCCGTCAATCGTCTGCAAGCCTGTCGGTGTGATAGGCGCAACCGACGCAACACGAACGGGCTGCTTGATTGCCAATCCCTGTGCGACGGCATCCACGTACCCCTTTGAAGCCGCATCGTTTCCTTGGGTTGGAAGGACGAGTCCCGTCACGCGGGTCGCGGTGATTTGGTTCACCGCGAAAGAACCTTCGGCATCGCGCTGAACGAGTGTCGATGCCGAAGATACTGCCGTTGAGCCATTTAATTTAACTTTATCATTGGCGGACATCAACCCTTCTACGGTGGGCGTGACGGGCAAAATGGTTAAATTCTGTTCGCCGCCTTGCGTTTTTTCCCAGCGCGTATAAGGCTGGTTTAAGAATTTTAATTCCGTGTCATAGACCCATTTCACCCCGTTGAAATAACCGTATTTTTTCAGCGTCAAGTCGTAATAGTACCGACCTTCGACGGGGGCGGGGTTGGTGGGCGGCGAAGGTAGCCGTTGCAAGAGGGCGTTTTGAATTTCCGAAACGCCCTTAAAATCTAAATTCGTTAATATCTGCCTTGACATGTTTTTTTCAATTCATTCATTATCAATCAATTACAATAGCACCATCCGCAAAAAGCAAGGGAAAACACAATCCGCAATGCATTTTCATTCATATAGACCACATCGCCTTCAATGATAGTACCGCCACTATCTTCCACCGTCACCGATGGATATTTGCGCAAATTGTGTACAATATGCCACTCGTTGGAGGCGGTATTTTGCATATGCTTGTGGAAAGCGTCGGATTTAAACCCATCCATCCGTTTTTCCAGCGTGTCCAAGCGAAGACTATCCGTTCCGATTTTCAAGAGGCAATCGGAAGCCACCCCGAGAAAGACCGACAATAATTTCGAGCTATCCGCTTCCCAATCCGTCGAATAGTACCATTTCCCAATGGTGACGAGGCTCAACCCTTCTAAGGCAAGAATATCGCTTTCTAAGCCCTTGTGTCGAGATAAATTGGTGGATTCGGATATATCAATCATGGATTTTCAATGATTTATGGATTATATTTTTTCATACTTATTTCCCCTGTGACCGAACCCGAACACAACCACCGTTGCCCCGATTGGTCAATGGCGATTGCGAAATAGGGGTGATTATTCGCCAACGGCGTAAAGTCTATGAGTACGCGATTCGTACCCACGAAAGCAGGGTGATTCGAGATGTAATTGGCTCGTTTGGAGCTTTTCCCTGTCCATTGCCACGCATGTACGCCGCTTTCGGAGTCCGTTTTGTCGAGTAATCGCAGTTTCGATACCCATTTCACCACAGGATGTGCCTCACTACCCATCAATAACAGGGCGTGAACCGTCCGATTTTCCAAGCGGCTACAAAAGGTTTCGGATTCATACGTGATTTTCGTTTCCGAATCCAACGATTGTTCATACACGTCCCCATGCACATCCCTTGTTTTCGACTCTCGAAAGACCGCCGTGCGCGGCGTAAAACCAATCGGAAAGAGCTTTTCGGGATGCCACAAGTGGGGTAACGCACTCTTGGGCTGGTGCATGACTTGGGGATTGTGGGCATGGTGCGAAGGGAACTTTATATTTCCCGATGCTACAAGACACACCTTTCTTACCCGCTTTGCGATGTCGCATTGCGTACCATAGGGCAGGGAAAAAAGGTCAATATCGTACATGATGAAAAAAGGGTGTTTTGAAGGCGTAAAATCAAAAAAAATTCATTCCACAAACTAAAAACAGGCTCAACACAGTGCAAAGGTACGGTGTTCCCACCGTACCGAAAAGGACACTATACAAGCCGTTCCATCTGTACCGAAAACGCATTGGACTGAAACGCATCCGCAGGCAAGCCGACTGAATCGGTTTTCACAGACACAGAATGCAATTCAATCTTATCTTCTACCGTCGGTACATCCCAATCCAGAAGGTACGTTTTGGGGCTGCTAACCAGCCGAAAGTAGCGTTTCAATTGGTTTTCATCATCCCAATAGCCCGTAGAAACATCCCATGTCTCTATTTGTGCGGTCGTTTGTGTATAGGGTTCGCCTTTTGGGTTTCGATATTCGTTGCGTTCCGATTGCACAGTCCGTTGCGCCGTACCCGAAAAGAATGCCGTTTGAAACCCGCCACAACCGTTATCGTAGCATAGAAACGTCGTCTGGTTCAACGGGTGCAAAAACCGTTGCTCTACGTGAAAGCCTTGTGAAAAATAGGTCATTACGCGATTCAACGAAACCAATTCTATCCAATATTGTACGACCACTTGACCCTGCGGCGTGTGTTGCCGCAACAAATCCAACGGATATAATTGTTCTAAACCACACCCCAACACATATACATTGCCTTCCAACATGGAGAAATTCATCTCCTCATCCACCACCACGCGGTACATCGTACCGTCCGAAAACACACATCGAAATTGAATCACGGCATTGTACGGGTCGTAAGGGAAGGATGAACCGATATTACGGGCGCAAAAGAGATACATCCAATTGGGCTGCCGATGATGCACATACACAGGATTATCTTCGTAATCGTGTAGTGGAACGATGTAAATGTTACTCGAAATCGCAGGATTTAGCAATTTCGAGTTCCCCGAACCTGCAATGAAGGAATACGCATCGGTCGTCTGCAATCGCTCTGTGATGCCGTTTTGCTTCGCCCCGTATCGAATCCGAAGCGTAACAGGGGATTGAACACCAATGTAAACGGCAGGATTCGGCACAAGCGGCTCGCAATGTACCAATTCCATTAAGCCTAATTGTGCCTGGTTATGAAGGATAGACAATTCCGACGGAATAATCGCATCTTGAATCGTGCAATGTACGACAGCAATACGCCGCGAATACGCTACGTAATTCCATTTTACAATGGAAATGGGGCTATTCGATGCCGTCACCGCGAAATCCGACAAGACCGCAGAACGCAACTCAAAACGGGATGCCGTCATCCGATGCGCGGTACAATACAGTGAAATCACAGGATGCTGCATGAGGTCGTGCATCACCGATGCCACATAATCCGTTCCCGCGATGCCCAACGATATATCCGTAGCTGCCGTACCGCTTCGCATCGTGAAAACAAGGGTTTGACCTGCCAAAAATAGCGTAAACCCTTGATTTTCAATACCCATGTACCCTTCGGGAATGGAGAACGAAAAGTAGGAATAGGGGAGCGTATTCGCAGGGGGAACGGTGAACGTTACATCGTTGGGGATGCCTGCGAAGTTGTATTTTTGTAAGTTATGTACGATATTCATAATTTGTATTAGCTGTGACATTTTTTTCCACATTCATCCTATACTATATGATAAATCATATAGTAGGTATAGGATGAATCCGTTACAATTTATTGATTGTCAATGAATTGTAACGCTTAAAAATATTTTCATCCTTCCAAAAAAGAACCCTGTAATTCTTGAAAAGGAGATACAATACGAATGCGTACTGCGTCCAAATACACACCACACATCAAGTCGGGACCGTTCGGATGCTTGCGTTCCACTTTCAAGGGTTCGGGCAGCGTCACCGTGAAATCCCTTCGATGCGCGTCCTTTTCCAATTGGTACAAGACCGTATTTTGCTGGGCTTCACCCGTGCGGTGCAAATGGGGCAACAAACGGCTTTTTGCGGCACGGTGCAACGCCCGAACGCCAACCGTATCTTCTACGTTAGATACCGCGCCTTCAATAATCACCATGCGAAACGTGGCTTCGCACAACCGTCCCGCGTCCCAAATCATACTTTCTTCATGCGTTTCAAACCACAAACAGGGGGTTATTAGCCCTTGATTCAGGGCAGCAAGAATATCATGGTAATCGCCGTACCCGACGGATTGAAAGCCGCAACGACCGACAAAGGTTTGCAAATAGGTTTCTAAATCGTCTAAAACCAATAGTTTATCCATGCTATATTATTCTAATCTGTTTTCAATCCGTTCCCTTCCATAACCCGTTTATACACATCGTCATCCAACTTTTTCTTATACCACCATGCGCAAAACTGGTGAAAGTTCTGATTTTCTACTTCATTGACTTTCGTAATATTTTCAGCCGCCGCATAAATCAAATTCCACCAGCCCAAATTATTTTCGGGGGGCGCGGTTGCATTGTCGGTAGGGGATGCAAACAGCACACCACCCCATTTTTCGTATATAAATTGCCGAATTGCCTTATAATAATGTACCGTTGCGTATTGATACGGTAGAATATTTCGTTTCAAGGCTTCAAAGTCCTTTTTCCGACTCAATACGTCGGTATCGGATTGTAGAGGCAAGGCGATGCCATTGACGACAGGACGACACAAACAAGCCATCAATTCAAGGTAACGGTCTTCGCCTTTCACGATGCGATTATACAAGTCATCTGCCTTGCGATACTCCCGAACAATGCCATTCGTGAAACGCGGGGACAATAATTGATAGGTCGTGCCATTCGCCAAAAAGGTTACAAATAATGGCGGGTCATCCGTTGCATCGTCTGTAAAACACAAGCAACGGAAATAGGCGCACGTATCCAACTTATAGTCTTTCGTAAAAATGCGTTTGTTTAACAAAATCGCTTCAGGAACACCTCTTGCTTTCAGCCAATGCAACGCAATTCGAGTCAACGCATACACCGTTTCAAATCGCCACAAATAGCCCGCGTATATAATACGATGCTTCATTTCAATATCCGTCCAACTTTTTGGGAAGTTAAATTGCCAATGTTTAGTAGGCGTTTTAAGCGAAAATTCGTATTCCATTTCAGGGAATACGTAATCTTCTAAGGGTTCTGATTCCATAATTCATTATTAGCGTTTTCGGTGAATGCCTATCGCATTGCCATTCGTAATCACATTAATTGGGCTGCGGGCTTTCACTTGTAGCTTGGATTCCCACAATAGAATGGTTTCTTTCAATTGGGCGATTTGCCGCGCAATCGTTTGATTCCGAATATTTTGTGCATCGGATGTATTGTTATTGTGTTCCATATTCGACAATACGCGAATGCCGCGAGGGAATCGCAAAACGGGATTCGTTTCTAAAAAATCTATTGCGCCTTGTGCTACGGCGATGTTCCGAATCGCCGTTTCTGCCATCGGATGCGTCGTATCCCGACCCACTTGCATCGCTTCGCGGCGTTCCATGTATGGCAATAAGGCGCAATAAGTGAGGTAAGAACCGTCACAGTTTATAATCGCTTCCACATCCCGAAGCGATTGAACCAAGATGGAACGGGGTATGATTGTGGGTTCAATCGGTGCAAGTGCCGAAAGAAGTGCATCCAAACACACATCCGCCGCGCAAATAGCAGCATATAATCGAATTTTCCAACGGGTTATATCGATTTGTTGCACCCCTTGTACTTGTGCCGTCACTAATCCTGCCTCTGAAATCGTCAATAATCTATCTATTAAGCCATGCACGACCGTGTAATGACACAAGGCGCGTTTGAAAAACTTTTCAATGTGGCGATTCGCTAAATGGGATTCAATGACGCTACCAACGTAGGGCATTACGTAACGGTCGGCGGCTAATTCCATCGCCGTCAAGAACGGGGCAAAGTCCGAACTTGCCGAAACACCCGTTACGAATCTACCGAAATCGGTATCCGCAACGATGGGTTTCGGGCGATTTGGCGTTAGGGCGGGAAAACAGGTTTTATAGAAATTATCGTCTATCATATTTTAAACCTTATGTATTATATTGATTTTCAATGTTTTGCACTTTTTACATTTAGCCCCACCGCTTCCTGCCACCCACCAACGGAACGGTCGTTAGCGGTCTCCATTGCTCTAAAAAATTGTCGAGCATGTCCGAAAAATGGGGCGCGTGTAGCTGCGAAGCCTTCTTATTGCGTTCCAATCGCTTATCCTTCGTGTCGTCATCTTCGGCATCCGTGAGACCAATCGACATAATCACATCATACCCGTCTTCCTGATTAATTCTTAGCATCGGTCGTAACGGATTCGTTTCTGCTAATAATTCATTGATACTTTTTCGTCGATTTCGATGCAGGGATGCCTGCTTTTCGCCTTTCACGACTTGAATCACCTTCCAACCTTCGGCTCTAAGGAGCTTTCCAATGTCGGTATAGAAGTCATCGCCGCCCGCCTGTACATTCCCACCTGTTGGGTCGCCGTATAGGTACACCGTCTTATGCGGATGGTGTTCGTATTGTTTCACGAACTTCCTGACGACATGGGGATACTTTTCTAAGTGTTCCGTAAAGTACCGATTCAATAAGTAGTGGGTGTTTCGACGCAACGATACATCTGTCACGCGGGTTTGTAAAGCAATGCAGCCCGAAAACCTTCCAAAATCCCACGATAAGTGAAAAGGCTCGTCAGGACGATAATTCGTTTCCACTTTCTGCCCGAATCGCCATGTGTATTCGGGCGTATAAGTATGTTTCGCATGGTCAAAGGAGTAATAATAATTGTCTTGCGAATGTACCATCCCGTCCGCGCACTCGACTTCTAACGCATAATCCATCGGCGAAGCCGCGAATTGTTCGGCGTGCCATGCCTTCGTGAGGTACGGATTATCCTTTGCTGTGCGTTTGGAAAAGTGAATTAAGTGCGGCGATTTTACCGCGCTTTCTCGAAATTCCAACACCCAAGCCCCTTCTGCGGTGCGGGGCGGCGAGGTGACAATTACTTTCTGATGGTGGAATGTCGACGCATAACGGAACGGATTACCGCGCACGGTTTTGGCTCCCGTCTTATGAAAGGCTTTGCGATTATAAAGCCCCGCCTCATCATAGATGCCCCAATCCTTATTCCCACCCGACAATTGCGTTTCGGCATTGCGGGCAGAGTAGAGACACAAGACCATACCGTTATTGAACGAAACCACATCTTTATAATCCTTGACTCCAATATACGGCACGTCCCAATGTTCGGGCGGTCGTCGGTACATGACATAATGTACCCCTTCCACCAAACCCATCCCGTCCCAAACCACTTTAATCGCGCCCATTGTCTCATTGCGCAATTGCGTCATGGAAAGCGAAATAAGGAAACCATTGGATTTTGGCATTTCCTGTTGGTACAGGAAGATTTGGAATGCCAACATGGTGGACTTTCCCCAACCCCGACCTGCAATAAGCACCTTCGTTTTATGCGGCAATAGCGCAAAATCTACCTGCCCCGTGTGCATCCATATCGCACGGTCAGGCATTCTATCGAATTGATTGACATTCGATAGAATTTGGGTCAAATCACTGTGTTTCAGTCCCATCGGCAAGGTATTTCACGGTTTCATCCGCAGAGTCGCCTTGTTGTTGTGCCTTCAAGACCCTTGTATCGCTCGTAACCACAATGAGTTGAGGTATCTTAGACACTTCGGTTTGCTCGGTCGGGCGGTCGTAACCGCCTGCTTCGGCTGCCCGTTGGGCTATCTTGGAAGCAATCTCCATTACTTTTGGGTCTCGGTTCCGTTCCGCAAGGGCAGCCGCTTTTTCGGCTAAGGCTTGCTGAAATTGCACATATATTAGGTTGTCAAGTCGCTTATTTTGCTTCAAAACATCGCCATACGCATACGTCACCAAGTCCGCTAATCCCTTCGCTTGGCTGTAATTTTCATACATCGGTATCTTATCTCGAATGTGCCGCACCAAGTCCATCGTGGATGTACAGACGGGCAGCAGGCAAAAAGCAAGCTCCAATGCCTTAAAACAATTCGTTTCGGCATTGGACAGATAATGTACGAAATAGCGATTCGAGACACATAAACGCATCTTATCGGCGCGCAATGCCTTTTTGAACAAGTCTATTTCTCTTTGTGATACTACGATTTCAAGCATTTTTCGATGAATATATTAATGTTTTGAAGGCTTTTTTCTAATTCGTTCAACGTTTCCTTTGCCACTGCAACCCGAACCAAACCCGCCTCTGACGTTTCCAACGCCCGAAGGTGCGCCCGTTTCTTAGAAATCCGATTGTGCAAACTCATTCTTTCCACTTTTAGCTCGGCAAGGGTCCAATTTTCCTTATTTATTTCGGGTTTCACTTGCACCGTTTTGACCACGCCCGCCTTCCGACCATCCCGTTCTGCAATCTTGACTTTCTCTATGTCGGCTTGAATCGCCTGAATGCGTTTCGACAGCATGGCACGTTCCCCATCCTTGTCCTTCGTGAACGGAATTTGAAACACTTTCATCCGTTCCGTTCGCCGCAGGGTGAACAATTCCGCTTTTCGCTTCGCTAACGCCGACAATCCTTCTAATTGTGCGGGTCGTTTCGCCCACAAGGATTCTAAATAAGCAATGGCAACAGGCGAATACGTTAGTAGTTTCGACTGCCAAAAAGCGGACAAATCCAATTGATTCCGCTTTTCATAGAATTCGGATTCGGTCATCATTGTACTAATTGTCCTGTTTTCTTCACATCGGAAGACACCAAGAACACGTTTTTGATGCGCCAATGAATGCGTCGCATCGTTTTATTTCCGTCTTTATCCTTAGATTCAATTTGCCATCCGTTTATCCTTGTCGGAAAACGATAGAAAGCATCCAGAATGAATTTCTGCAATAATGGTAGCTGTAATGCCTGATAAATACCCAATGCTTCCTTGTAGTTCGCCCCACTCATGGCATTACTCATTTTCAATCCCGCAATTTCGGGACTCACCCCCTGCGCGCTGACCACCGCAATATCCGACGCATTCGAAAGCTTCACATAGGCTTCGTGATTGGTTTCGGATTTCAGATACGTAATCTTAATGCCCATTGGTAGTTTCGTATGTAAATCGTACTCATAATCCGAAAACAACATGCCTGACACGTTTTGAATGCCTTGTAACGTGGAAACCACATAGTTTTGAAACGCGGTTTGTTGTTCCAAAATGTATTCATCGTATTCTTTCAGTAAAGCAGGGTCGGCATACACCACATTCATATCCGGGTATTTCCTTGCATCGTGAAAGAAATTGTGCGGATACTCAATGTGCCATTTCGGATTCAGGGAGTTCGTAAAGTTTGCGATGTGGTACGCGGGTATCATGTTGGACACTTCAATCCACTTTCGAGAGCCTTCCCACGACGGTCGGAAATAGGCATTGTCGACAAACAACGGGTCGCCTTTGCGGATGCAAAAGGTGTCTTGCATTTCCGACAGAATATAATACGGAATCACAACGGTATCGTCCGCTTTAAATCCTGTCGTTCCCCATCCGCCATTGAGTAGCCAATAAGGTGCTTCTTCACCGCCTACGACCTTACCACTCCTAATATAGAGGCAACGGTGCGTTTTCAACCCATAAATCTTACCTTGTGCATCACGGGTGTATTGCACGACGAATTGAGCGTTCCCACCCAAATCCCCTGCGGCAAGCAAGGCTTGGAAATACGTATCATTGCGGTCGTGGAAGTCCTCTATTTCGGCAGATAACTCCGAAATGACGGTTTCTGTACCGTCCGTATCCACCGTGTAAGCCTCAATGCCATTCCCCATAATGGCATTGCGCCCCGTGACCATCGTTTGCGGAACGATGTGATTCGCGCAAATCAACTCCTGCCGTAGAAAGGGCGTGTTATTATTTTCACCCCATTCTGCCACTTGATACGCCGTACCGCGTATCGTCACCGTTTTGGACGCTCCAAACGTCGTGCGTCCTGTGGGTGCGGCTTCGCTCACTACGAACAGGTGTTTCGTATCCTTCGCGTCGGGAGCTTCAAAATAAAAGTGTTTTCGATGCCGATGTTCTATACCCATATTTAATTTATGATTTTCATTGTTTCCACAAATAAAATGTGGGACAATATCAATGTTTTGACATTTTCGGGGTCATCTACGTCCGTGATGGGGATAGAACCGCCGTCATCATGCCGCTTGCGATGCGTTTTTAGTCGAAAAGGCGTGTGTGCCACATCCTTTTCGAGCTTCGATGTCGGAGCTTTCTTACTGCGGTGATAGTCCGAAGCCCCGTATTCCATCGTCATCAAGACCAATGAACCGCGATTGCGCGTACTGCGCATATATACGACGGTATATCGGGTGCGCTCCGACTCATGCGCCCGAAACATTTTAAGCATCTGCGAAATACTTAATTTGCCTGTGATGCGCAATTGCGCACAATATTGATACGCATTCATTGAGGCGCAATTATTGGGTGCAAGATGGATTCATAGAAACGGACGTTGCAACCTGCATTTTGGCTAATATTTCACCCTTTGACCGTAGATAATCGGATTCTATTTTGGCAATATCGCCTGCTTTTTTGAGTTCCAAATCGGTCAATTGCTTGTTATACAATTGGATATTCAATTCCACACGATTTGCGTTCAGCTTCGACTTTTCGCGCTGAATGCGTTTCAACTCCGCTTCGGCTCTTGCCTCGTCGCTTGCCAATTCTGCGCACTTCGCATCTATGTACGATTGCGATTGTGCAGCGAGGGCGAAGGGTAGAAGGCACAATGCAATAAGGATGATTGATTTATACATGATTATTTTTTAAATATTCAGAAATATGTTTCAAAAACTTTGAAACTGTTCCGAAATAGAGTTCAAAAAGCCATAGGATACAGACAATGCCAATGCCTATGGAATCTATGATTTGAAACAGCGCAAATTCCTTCATTTTACTTTTTATAATACGTTTACTTTCCAACTTTTGATTTTGACACCGTTTTCGCCACTTCGGGCTTCGCAACCTTTGGTTTCGCCAATTTCTTAGGCTTTGGGAATCGTGCTGCCAACAGGCGTAACACCGTTTGAATCTCCTTTAGTGACAATGCCGCCGCTTCGATGGACTTAGCAAAATCGTTGAATAGTTTTAAATCTTTCATAATTTATTAATTTTTAATTGTTTTTCAAATTTTCTTTCGCTTCCAACTCCGCAATCGTTTTCCGCAATGTCGCCTTTTCGCGCTGAATCCGTTTCAACTCCGCTTCATATCTTGCCTCGTCGCTCGCAAGCTCTTGACACTTCGCATCTATGTACGATTGGCTGCTTTGTGCCGCTAATACGAAGGGGAGAAGGCATAATACAATAAGGATTATTGATTTATACATGATTATTTTTATCAATTTGTTTTACAATCCAATCGGATACAAGGTGAATGGAATACGCTGCGCAAAAGCATTTTCCGTAATACAATAGGGTACATCCAATTTCAGTGAGCATATCTTTATACATGATTGATTTTGATTTCCAACGCCGCAACCTTTTTCCGCAATGCCGTCACTTCGCCGCTTAATCGTTGGATAGGCTTACAATTTAGCCATAATTCGTTATCAAAATTTCGGTTTTCCGATTTTTTAAATTGCGGCGTTCCTCAATTTCGACAACATTTAAATTGTGCAATTTTGCCAAATCCAAAATTAAAGGGTTGTCGAATTCAGAAATAGCAAATTTAAAGCCGCTATTCATAAGTAATTCAAATAAGTCTTTCGTGTCGCTTTCCTTCCACTTTTCGCCTGTTTGGTACGCCTTGTCAGTCGTTCCCAAATACGGAGGGTCGGCGTACACAAAAACATTTTTTCGATTTTCGGTCCTAAATGCGATTTTCTTTAAGACTTGCCTAAAATCGCAATTCGTAAAATAGGCATTTTCTACCATTTTTTGGGTCGCGTCGAGCCTATCGAAAATCATTTTTTTTGGGTTGTCGCAATTTAAACGCATTGTATCCATTTTGCCCAAATACGAAAAATTGGACAAAAAAATGAACCGTACCGACTTCATTACATCATCCGATTCCGTTACGCCCTCACGCGCCCACCGATTGAATAAGGTTTGATGAATAGGCATTTGAGTCAATTCGTGTACAAGTTCCTCTTTTCGGAGCTTGATTACATCATATAGATTGATTATATCGCCGTCCAAATCGTTTAAAAAATTGTATTCCGCCAACGACTTATTGAAAAAAATGCCACCTGCGCCAAAAAACAATTCAACATAAGCCGTGTGTGCTGGAAAATAGGGTATAATCTTATGCGCAATACCTCTTTTATTACCCATTCTTGAGAGTATCATTATCCTTGTAGGGCTTGTGCTACGGAAAGCCACAATTCAAGACATTCCGACGCGGTTAAGTTGTTGAGAAATTGTTTCATTCCTTTTCCAATAGATTTTTTACGTCATCTAGTACGGTTTCCACACGGCTCAATACGAAATTATTCGTACCCAAACCGCTATTATAGTCTTTCACCACCTTCAGTAATTCATGGTGGTATTCACTACTCAATTTCAATACTTCCTTGCGCAAGTCGTCTATTTCTTTCCGTAGTTTCGCATTGTCTTGGTAGAAATAGTACGCAATGCTACCGAAAATAACGACTGCAATGCCGTGTTCGGTCGCATAGTTCACAAGGTAACTGATTAATTCATCCATAATTCAAAGGCAAAGATTTTTTCATGTGATAGATATTGAGTGATAACGATGCAAAGGTACGTCGGGACGGGGGAAGCAAAAAGGACAGGGTACGAAGGAAAGAAGTGTGCAATATGAAGTGTCGGCAATGCCTGATATTGCGCGGTTTGTTACACCTATATATATAGGTGTATAAAACACGAAAAGCCCCTATGATTCATTTCATAGGGGCTTTTGAGTCGTTATTCAATTACTTGTAAATGGAACACACACGAAGGCGCAAGGGAAGCCAACAGGCGAATTCTGCCGTGTTTCACGAATCGGTACTCAATACCGCCTGTTTCAAACGCCGAATCTGCCTGCCGCCAATCCAACGTTGGAATACACACATCCCATACCTGCCACGCAGAAACGGGCGTAAAGTCCTGTTTTCGGGCGTGGTAATGTGAAAATATCGCATCCACATCCAATGTGAGCATGTTTTTCGCGTTCCAAACGTGTATGAATGGCTCACTACTCCACGCAATGCCGAGTTCAGACATGAGTTTTTCGAGGGTATCGAAAGACATTTGCTCGCCATTTAGAACACGACTTAGGGATGGGGGGCGAATGCCAATCGCCGTAGCTAAATCCCGTTTCGATTCGGGTAGGAAGGGCGTGAGGTGTGCGGCAAGTTCGGCTTTTACGGAAACCACTGGTTTTTCAATGGTTTCAATGGTTGGTGTTTCCACAATCGCGATACGGTATAACATACCACTTACAAGGATGCGCCCAGAACGAGGCGAATAGGAGCGAAAATACTCAGGGTACTTTTCGAGCCATTCCAATAGCCCGTTGAAGGAATGGAGGAGCTTTTTCTGCCCATTTCGATATTGAAAAATATCGTACACGGGGTACAACGCTTGCTCACGCGCCATTTTCCGGATGGCGGTGAGTGCCGCAAGGCGTTCCGTTTCGATGGTTGGCGTTTCAATGGCAGGCGTTTCAATGGCAGGCGTTTCAATTGTTTCAACGGCTTCAACAACCGTTTCCGCAAGCCGCCACTCATCGCGTGGGTGTCCTGTGCTGCCTACTTCTTGCCATTTGGACCCCGTTTCATTGTTTCTCAATCGAACGGTATTGCCATTCGAGACGCAAACAATTTGCGTCTTGGTTCTCTTGGTGACAATGGCTTCCCGAGTAAAACCATTGTGCGAAGATATTAGGGTTGCGCCGATTTGCGGCATAACAGGCGTTTCAATAACGGTTTCAATGGCAGGCGTTTCAATGGCAGGTGTTTCAATAACCGAAAATTTCGCATAGCGCGTTTGTTGCGCCGTCATTTCGGTTGTGAAGGGAAGTCGGTAAAAAAACGACGCATACGACTGAGCCTCATCAAATTTCGCCGCAGCTTCTTTTTCATCGAAAAACGTCGCATAACACAATGCCGCAAATCCGTCGCACTGTTTTTCGATGTCTGCGTGACGCATCTTGTCTTCACGCTTCACATTCGACGCGAAACCGCCGTAAATGCCATTTTGCGCGAAGTGCAAATGGTGTCCCAATTCATGGAAAAATGGGAACCATTGGTGTTCCTCGAAATTCGTCAGCGTGATACGACAATTGGAGTTTATTGATTTTGTGTACATCGCGGCGGCGAAATTCGCCGCCAAACTATTCGGCGCAACCGAAACCACTACTCGGTCGCATGGGCACATGCGTGAAATTAGAAGGCAGATTTTTTTCATCTGTTTTTCAACGGAAAGCTCCTTTCCGAAGGTAGAAGCGATTGCTTCAATCACATTTTCGAGGTTAGAAAAACTCGTTAATTCCGTTTTGATTGTTTCGATATACTTTGACATTTTTTTTACTTTTTTAATTATTTACGACTATTTTTAAATCTGTCACAAAGATATACCGATTCGGCGAATTATTATAATTAATTCTCCGTTTTGAGTGTTAATAATATGTTAATGATTTAACTCAACGTAAATAAGCGACAAAAGCCCCTATGAAATGAATCATAGGGGCTTTTCAATGCTAATGTAAGAAACGGTTTTCAAAAGGATGACCGTAAACCTCTAAATCACTACTGAACGGTAATACTGCGGGTGTCCACGCAATTAGGAGAACAAATGTACCCATACCCATCACTAAGCAGCAGACGGGTTAAATTGTCGCCGCATTTGTAGCAATGTTTTGGCATTGCTACTTCTTCTTCACATTTTCCGATTTGCGCAGCTTCAATCGCCGCGATATTTCTTGTTTTTACCGAAAATTTTCTTTTCATTTTTTTTCAAATTTTTCCACCCCATACATCTCACTAATTAGGAGAACCTTTATGAAATGGTGTTATTTAATTTTTGTTATTCAATCCTTGAAACGGTTGCTTCAACCGCAACCGTTTCAATCTTAAGCCCGACATAAGCCGCGTAAATTGCCAGCCGCTTAGAAAAATGGTATCTACCATTTTCCAAGTCCGAAATGGCGGACTTGGAAAATGGCTTGCCCAATTCTGCTGCCATTTGGCATTGCGTCAACCCCTTTTCGCGGCGCAATGCCGCTAATTGCTTACCTATTATCATTCGTAAATTTCGTCGAATTGACGGTTAATACACTCCCAATTGAAATCATATTTCATATAAAATACAATTGCCTCCGCGAAGGCTTTTTTAGTCCTCACCTCCTCTTTCGAGAAGGCAGAGGGAAGGCAGTCGTCCCACGAATAGAGCGTGATATGATGGGAGTAATAGTTCGCCCTCGTGCCGACACTTGTGAACACGAGGGTTTCGAGCCTGCCAGTCGCAAGATTCAGTAGAACTGTTCCGTGTTCGCCTAGTCTTTTTAGGCAGTATTTTACGGCAGCATCTGCGACGGCGTAAACGCCTATTTCTTTTATTCTATCCTCAGCGCATTTGCGCGTGAGGATTTTTATTGAATAAAAAGTTTCCCCCGTGTACATTGCGGGCGCATACAGTTTTAAAAGCCTGCTTTGTTCGTATTTTGCTACCGTTGTTGTCATTTTTCATTTTTTATTTTTTCCACCCCATACATCTCACTAATTAGGAGAACATTTATGAAATGGTGTTATTTAATTTTTGTTATTCAATCCTTTTTTCGGAACAACATACAGGCTGTCCATTGTCATCAATCCCTCCCACAACGCGACCCGTCATGCTATGCCCGCAATAGTAGCATAGCCAAGTACTGTCATCACAATCGCCACATTTGCAGGCGATTGGTAAGTAACTTACTTTCGCTCTAAGCGAAGCAAAAGGAGAACATTTATAAGTCGGTGTTAATTAATATTTTTGTCGCTTTCCAAAAGGCTATTCAGTACATTTGCCTTATCTCCTTTTGATGATACAAAGGTACGTGAATTTCACGTACCTCGCAATAGGCACTTTACCAAAAAGTGCGAATCTGTGACAGGGTAAAATATAACTCATTGATAATCAATAAGTTATGACGCTGTTTTTTTAATTTATTTTTTGGGGGAAAAAAATTAAGGCTCTCTTTTTTCAAAGAAAGCCTTAAAAAGCGCACGGTTCGCCGCCGTGATGCGACTTGCCGTACTTCGAGACTACCCATTTTCGTAACCCGTGCGTCCCTCTCCCACTCTGTTCCAAATGGGCGTAAACCGTAGTCGACGCAATCACATACCCCGACACCACACAGGCTTTCATCTCGCGCCACAAAGATACAATACCTACTGCGCAACCTATCTGCGTAGTGAAAAGAAAAATGAATTATTTTTCCAAATAATTCATTTTTCTTTCAGGCATCTATCACTGTTCCCCTTTTCGGAATATCCGATTTCTGCACCGTGCGTACGGAACGCAGGGGATACTTGAAAATATCCGATGCGACAATAATGCGTTCGGTCGGGGTCTCGAATCGGTACGAAATTTCATAGTCTCCCGACTCATGTGCGGTGTATTCGCCGTATAGGGCAGTCAGTGCTGCCAATTTTGCCGTTAGTTCTGGACTTTTAGCCATTTTTTGAATTTTTGAAATTTTGATGAAAGTTAAAAAAAGTTGTTCCAAATAACGGGCATTATTTGGAACAAATAAAACCACTATTATTTAGCACAAATATACACTATTTTTGTTCCAAATAGTGTATATTTACTACGTTATTTGGAACAAATACCAAAATAACGTAATGTATGACAATATACGCTTATTTACGCGGCTCCAATGAGAGCATTCACATTGCGAATCAGCGCAATGAAATAGAATCCGCCTTTCAGGGTACGAATACAGAAATTGTATTCTTTTCCGAATGTGCAAGTGGCAGCATCCCTGCCCAAGAACGCCCCGTGCTATCGAAGCTCTTATCGCTCTTGAAAAAGGGGGACACCTTACTCGTTACGGAAATGGCTCGCATCGGTCGGGATGCGATTGACGTACTGCATACGGTCACAGGATTGATGCAACGGGGCGTAAAGATTAGAGTCATTCGGGACCAAAACGAATTGAAAAGCGAATTTCACGCCCTCCTAATGACGTTGCTCGCTGCCTTTGCTGCCGAAAAGGAAAAAGCGGATTTAGTGGCGCGAACGAAGGCGGGGCAGAAAACCGCCGTTCTCAATGGGAAGATTCTGGGGAAGCCGAAAGGCTACTCGAAATTAGCGAACACGACCCACCGCCGCATCATAGAGGCGATGCAATCGGAAAACGCAACGAAAACGGAGATTGCATTGCGATTGAAGGTTTCGCGGGGTACGTTGGATAGGTATTTGAAGGGTGGTTGATTTTACACCTATTATATATATAATAGGTGTAAAATAGGAAAGGCACGATAGAAATCAATCTATCGTGCCTTTTTTTACTCAATATCGGGTTTCCACGATTCAATGACAGGAATGGTCGTTCGGAGCGTCACGACATGCGTCACCCCGTCGAGCGCGTAACAGAACCCGTCACCGCCTGTATTCAGTACGCGATGCGTATAATGGTATGCCCCATGAATGAGGGCGGATTGCCGCTTTGCGCTTTCAAGAGACTTTTGTGCGGCGTTTTCCGCTTGCATCGCCTCGAAATACGCCGTATGCAGTTCACGCATGAATACCAATCGCTTTTTCGGGTCGTCGCGTATTAGCGAAGCAATGCCTAAATAGCTGTACCACGTCTGCTCTAAGAGCGATGGTTCGGGTTCGGCTTCGGCTTCTCCTATCATTTTTTCGACGTGCGCAAGGGCTTCTAAATACCCTTCGCCGTATTCCTTGCCGCATAACATGGATGCATCGTTCAGGAAACGGAGGCGCAATAGGTTTACTGGGGTCAATTCTTCTTTATTCATTATCCTTTTAGGTTATTTCGATGCAACGCCAAACGGCGCAAGAGCCAATAAAGATAGGCAATTGCTGCCATTTTGCAGCATCGGATGATGAAAATAATGGTTTTTACAGATATGTTTTATTGTCATTTTCTAAAACAATTTTAATTCCGTTTCGAGCAAACTCCTAACATTGCCCAAACTCCGTCCCTGCTGAAACGAAAACCCGCTACGGTTTTCCATTTCAATCAATGTAGTGGCGATTTCGGGATTGTGGCGAATGCCGTTCTTCAAATCGTTTAAGCAGCCCATGATACACAAGGCACAACTCAATCGGTCGTTCCCCATTGCGTAAGCAGGGTGAAATTTCCAAAATTTAGGTATTTCACCCAGTTTCGTGTAATGATTTCGAGCCAACGCCAAATCCAAATTGGAGTTTCCGCAGGATGCCCAAACATCCTGCGTACTCCAATCCAAAATAGCATTCCAATCCAACGCCGCACGCCCACGTGTCGAAATACTCTCTCGTTTCCCGATGCACGGCTTTTTAGACCGCGAAACACTTTCAGATGCTCGAATCCCCATGACATTCACCACGTCCGAAAATTGACGCAAGAACATGTCAATGGGGCGCGTTTTCAAGTCCGATGTGCAGTATCGCGCCTTCGGGCTTGCCCAAAATGGCTTTCCTGTACCCTCTAATTGCGTCATGCGTTCTTGAAAACGCGCTAACAAATCGCCTTTTTCGCGGCGAACCGTCACCAAGTTCACGCCTAAATCGTGGCACAATTGGGCGCAAAACGCGCCTGTCATCTGCCATTCCATACGCCCTAAATCGGCGTGAATAGCGAAGTACAGTTCATTGGGGTAGTCAATGGAGCGAAGCCAATGGACGACACTTACAAGCATTGCTTGACTGTCCTTGCCGCCCGAAATGGACAGGGCGAATGCCGCACGTCTTTCGACGGCGGCAAGGATTTCGGGGCGAAGATTTATTTCTTTCATTTCTTTTAAATTTTTCTATTCGTAATAATCCAACACCAGCCCGAAGCGATTAGCCCTTCAATCAGGCGTTTCCGATGGTTCGTAACGCCATCAAAAGTCAATGCGTCCATCATACCGCGCATCCGCGCACTCATTTTTCCCATGTGCCGAACCAGCGATTCTAAGGCATGGGTTTCGGCGTGGGTCAATAATAAGAGATTGGAAAGCGGATGGTAGCCACTTTCGTTACTTCGAGACATTTCGCAGGTGTCTCGAAGGTGATAGAAGTGGGGCGAGACATTCCTGCCCGTTCGGACGCGCACTTCCCCGTGGCAGTGGGGGCATCGGAAAGGGATGCCTTTTAAGTGCGCGGCAGCGCGAATGGTCTGCGTGTCGCTTTTGGCGTGTAGCATATTTTTATATTTGCTTATTTACTTTTTAGCGATTTGAACAAATAACGCTTATTTATTCCGTAATGTTTATTTACTTTTTAGCGATTTGAACAAATAACGCTTATTTATTCCGTAATGATAATAGATAGTTTGTAAACGCTAATGGGGAACTCAAATTCCGTCTTGCTTTGTCGTTCCAAGCTAATCCGCTTATTGAGCTGCGAGTAGCTTGGAAAGTCAACCACTTCGCCTTCTGCCACTAAAATGCGGCACATCTTGGATAAGTTAGTGAAGATGCGCGGTGGCTTTTTGCCACGAGTGAGCAGAAAAACGGGCTGCCCTG